GAGTTCACACAAACACAAGAAGAGTTTAAGGATGCCGTTGCAGCCAACTCCTCACCGATCTACAGGACAACGGCTTACACCTGCACAAGTTGCGAAGGGCAAGGTAAGGTATTCAGAACTAAGAAAGATGGAACAAAGTTTGCAAGAGCTAATAGATGCAAGGATTGTGATGCACAAGGGTATAGACTAAAGAACACACAACAGATAGCAGGGCTACGCTTCACTGCACCAAACAAGAAGTGGGTTAGTGCTAATGGATTTAACACGGGGAAGGATGAACTAGATGTACTATCTTCAACTGCTAAACAAAATAGAATGGACGAAGCTATCAGTTTCATTTCTGATCTTAAACGTCACAATGCTATCTCTTCTTACCTATCTTCTTTTGTCAACGGAATACGAGCCTACACAAAAGACAATGGATTCCTGCACGTTGGACTTACTCAACACATTACAGCAACAGGACGTTTCAGTGGTAGAAATCCCAACATGCAGAACATGCCAAGAGGAGGTACATTCCCAGTAAAGAAAGTATTTGTATCAAGATTTGACAACGGATTAATTATGGAGGCAGACTTTGCACAACTCGAGTTTAGGACAGCAGCGTTCCTGGCACAGGATGAAACAGCGATGCAAGAGATTTCAACTGGTTTCGATGTACATGCTTACACAGCAAAAGTTATTACTGATGCAGGGCAACCAACATCACGTCAAGCAGCTAAAGAACACACGTTTGCACCACTCTTTGGAGCAAGCGGTTATGGACGTACAAAAGCTGAAGCTACCTACTACACACACTTCAATGCTAAGTACAAAGGCATAGCTAATTGGCACAAGAACCTAGCTGATGAAGCACTACGCTTCCTAAAGATAACAAACATATCTGGTAGGCAGTACGCTTTTCCTGATGTGACAAGACGTCACAGTGGTGTACCAACGCACTTTACTATGATAAAGAACTACCCAGTGCAAGGCTTTGCTACTGGTGATGTAGTGCCAGTGGTACTGAATGAAATGCATGAACGTTTGCGACACATGAAGTCGTGTTTAGTCAATACTGTACACGATTCTATGGTGGTTGACGTACACCCTGACGAGAAAGACTTAGTATTGTCAATGGTGTGGACTATGAACCAAGACTTAAACAATATAATAGAGGAGACATATGGAATAAAGATGAACGTGCCTATGTTATTAGAAGCAAAAATAGGTAAAAACTGGCTTGACACAGTTGATATATAGTGTATAACTAAGACTCTTTGACTCTATAGAAAAGGATATAGAATGAGTAATGAACTAGCAGTAGCAACAGAACGTGGTCAATCAATGGCTGAACTAATGGGTGTGTCTATCAAGACAAGTAATGCAGACTTCACCCCGTCAATATCACGTTTAAATATGTTGCATCAACCTATCATGGGTGAGGTAGATCTCAATGGTAAGATGATAAAGACAGAGGTAGTACCAGTAGGTGCATTCACCCTAAAGACAGGTGATGATATAGTCTACAGTAATGGTGTTACAGTTCGTGTCTTTGCCCAACGCAATCAGTGGCAGAGATGGAACAGTGATACAGAAGAGATGGAAAAGTCTGTGATGTCCAACACACTTAACGGTGACTTGAAGGATAGCATTGGTGGATTCAACTTAGGTAGACCATCAGGTTACATCGAAGATTTCAACTCCCTACCTGATGCAACCAAGCAACTGATGCGCTCAGTCAAGCGTGTCGTGGTGTACTACGGTACAGTTTCATTGGACAGCCCTATGAATGAAAAGGGTGAGCCAGTAGAAGCTGCAGCAAGTATGCCGTTTGTCATGGATGTAAAGAACCGTGATAGTTTGAAGAGTATCAATGGTGTGATGAGTAACTTCAAGAAGAAGAACATGTTACCTATCATGTCTACCATCAAGCTAGAAGGTATCGAAGATAGCATACCTACTGGTGCTAAGTTTGGTAAGATACAAGCAAGCACAGGTGATAGTGTAGAACTTGCCAAGGAAGACAACGACACACTCAAAGACTTCTTAGAACTTATTGAGTTTAGCAACGGTAAGATACTAGATCTACACCATGATCGTGCCAAGATGGGTACAGATAATGATGCAGAACTTGTCGGTGAGATCCTCAACAATGACTTCGTAGAGGTGGCTGAGTAATGAATCACCCTGCTGAACTACAAGTCTTTAGCTTCTTGCAAAAGGCTATGAAGGGTGAAGCTACAATGACAGAGGAGGTGACCGACTTGGTTGCCTCCGATGTTAAGGCTGCTATGAACAAGCAGTTCAACTCTCCACCACGTGATGCGTTCAGACTACGTATGTCTAACATAGGTAAACCTAAGTGTCAGTTGTGGTTTGAGAAGAACGATCCTGAAGATAAGCTACCTTTGCCTCCACACTTCCTGATGAACATGATACTAGGTGATCTAGTTGAAGCTGTGTTCAAAGGGTTACTACGTGCAGCAGGTGCTGAGTTCAAAGACAATGATACTGTCACACTCAAGCTACCTGATGGACAGAAGATCAAGGGTGAGTACGACATGGAAATGGATGGCAAGATAGATGATGTTAAGTCTGCATCACCTTGGTCATACACAAATAAGTTTGACTCATTCGAAGCATTACAAAAGGGTGATGGCTTCGGATACATACCACAATTAGTAGGTTACTCTAAGGCTGCAGGAAAAGATGTTGGTGGCTGGTGGGTGGTCAACAAAGGCAACGGTGAGTTTAAGTATGTCAGTGCTTCGGAGGTTGACTCTGATAAGGTCATAGAAGATATCCAAGAAACGGTAAACTACATAGAGAAAGATGAACCGTTTGAAAGATGCTTCAAGCCTGTGCCTGAGACATTCTACAAGAAGCAAACAGGTAACATGGTACTCAATAGTTCCTGTAGATTTTGTAGCTTCAAGCATAAGTGTTGGGATACTTTAAAGACAATACCATCAAGAGTATCTAAGGCTAAGAATCCACCACAAGTTGACTACGTTTTAATAGGTGATGGCCTTGCCACGTAGACATAACAAAATGTTATACCGTAGTGGTCTTGAACAAGAGGCTGCTACGTTTCTAAAGACTAGACAGAAGAAGGTAGAGTATGAGAAGATAAAGATAGAGTGGGAAGACTTACGCTATAGAACATACACTCCTGACTTTGAGTTAGACAACGGTATCATAATAGAAACAAAAGGATTATTTAGTTCTGCAGATAGAAAGAAACATGTTGAAATACAAAGACAACACCCTAAGTTAGATATAAGGTTTGTATTCAGCAACGCTAAACAAAGACTATACAAAGGAGCTAAGTCTAGGTACTGTGACTGGTGTGATCAGAAGAACTTCAAGTGGGCGCATCGTGTAATACCTGAAGAATGGCTAACAGAAAAAGGCAAGCGCATGAAAGAACAGCGTGTCATAGTTAAAAGGAGAACCTGATGGGTCACGAAATAGAAGAAGATGAAGTTGCTATAATAGTAAAGCCTGAGTTAAATGAAGATGGCGAGTGGGATGGTACTCTAAAGACTGGACTAGTGTTTGGTGAAAGTAAAAACCCTGTAGCTACAAGAGCAGCTATGGACTTAGCTTTGACTATGGCAGCAACTACTAATGTGCTAGATGATTATCCAGAAATATTTGATTACTACGATGAAGCCAGGGTAGACTTAATAAAAGAGATGTTCCCTAAAGAGTTTGCTGAATCAGCACTTGCAATAGACGAAGAAATGGACTATACCACAGATGGTAACGTAATCAAGTTAACCAAGTGGACAAAGACGTTAGGTGAAGCATGAGTGAAGAACAAGAGTTTGAAATAGATTTTGATGTAGAGGATATGTTTAAGGACTTTGATGAAATGGAAAAAGATTTAGTAAATCATCCACCACACTATAACCAAGCAGGTATAGAATGCATTGACGCTATCCTTGCTGCAACTAACCACAACAAAGAAGGATACCTACAAGGTAACATACTGAAGTACGTATGGAGGTATGACTACAAGGGTGGCC